CCAGGATCTTACCGGCGTCATACTCACCGACCATCGAGGCTTCATCGAGCACGACCAGCTTGGGTTTATCGTCCAGAGCGCCCTTGGCCACAAAAATGGGCTCGCCTTTCTCATCCTCGCCTCGAACGTTATAGATGAACTGGTGCATCGTTTTGGCGAGCGGACAACCCTTTTGACGGAGACGGCTTGCGGCCTTACCGGTCGGCGCAATGAACGCGGTCCAGTCCATTCCACAGCAAAGTTCGGCAATGATTTTGGCAATGGTCGTTTTGCCAGTTCCTGCGAAGCCTGCCAGAAAGAATTTTTGACGGCGGTGTTTTCGATCTTGCCAGCCGCGATACCATTCCACGGCCTTGTTAATGGCATTGACTTGCTGATCGTTAAGGTCGATCTCGAACCGTTTGAGTAGCATTTCATGAGTATACATTGTTGAGCGGCCCTATTTAGCGCTTAATTGATGTTGCAGTAATCAGAAATACTTGCTGTAATCTCTGACGATGGGTTTAACAGTTTCCAACAGAAGGCGCAAGTTCGGTTCAGCGGTCACTTCCCAGCCATCCTTCTTACGGAACTTGCGACCGAATGAATCAATCCAGTACAACTTGGATTCGCGCAGCGGGTGACGCCGCCCTTTGGCAGCCTTCTTCAAGCCGAAAGATCGTATGCTGCCTTCATGAGTCATCTTTCTGGTGAAGGCCCGTCCAGCACTTTGAACTTGGACGATTGACGGCAGAATCAGGTAAGGGTATGCCTCTTCATTCTTTGAGAGTTTACCAGTAGTATTGGACCAACGACGACCGTCTGCGTCAATCCAATGGTGCACGCCCAAACGCAAGCGCACCTCCTCTTGTTTGCCACTGCGCAACTTCAAATAGCCTACATAAACACTTTCTTTTTCCGACATAGCAGGTTCCGTTCATGTTTGCGTCGATCATCCGACTGGCGTAGTATATGATTCAAGTTGAGGATAAAGCAAACTGATAATTTCAGTTGCCTTGATTGCTATAAGAAGTCAGAATAAGTCAGCTCTGTCACAAACAACAGGAACGCGCAATGAACGACACCGTAAACACCGAAAGTGAACTTTGGGATCGCAACCAAGGCAAGCGACTCATTAAACGCCTTAAGAAGCATGGCATTGGTGAGAGCCAGCAGTTCGACGCCCTCTTCCACCTCATCCGTACGGGCGCGGCGAAGATTGCCACAGGCGCTGCCAAACGAGCGGGCGCGTCGGCTGATGAGTCGATGGCCATGGCGACCCAGGCTCTTAACGGCACCAAGACGGTAGAGCGAACCGGCAATCTGGGCCTCGACCTTACTCGACTGCTGATGGCCAACGGCGCGCAACCAGGGCGTGTCAAATCGGCCCTCGACGATATCCTGGCCGTATCCAAAGGCGAGCCCGAAGGCGAAGTGGTTGTTGGTCGTAATGTTCTTGACGATCCTTCGGCAACGCCAAAGGATGAGCCTTTCATTGATCACGAACATCTGGATAGATTCCCGGATGCAACTCGCTCCAGGGAGAATTACTAATGACTATCGAATACATCCTTCCAATTAATCCAAAAGTCTGGGAGCTATGGTATGTCCGACTTCCCGGCGATATTGAATTGCGCACAGCAACCATTAAGCACATAACCTTGAACGTGGTGAAGATTGGCTATCACGCAAACGGCCACTCCCACATTAAAGCCTTCAAACGCGCTGATGTCGAATTCGTTGAGTTGATTTCACAATGACCCCGAAAGAAAAACTTGCGGCAACGGAACAGTTCCTTAAAGAGTTACAGCACACCATCCCCGACGATGAACGAGTGATGGCTGGCTACGCAGAAGAGGCGACCGTCCAGACTGACGCGACCGGTAAAAAGATCAACAGCACTTGGTGGCCCACGCCGTGGAAGGAAGGCAAGTTCATCAATGCCAGAGCGAACTGTTATGCATGCATTTCCTCTTCCATAAAGACGCCGAACCCGAAGACGGGCGCAATGCGTTACTGGCGCGGCGAAAGTTCATTCGGGCACGGTCTTGCGCTCATGGTCGATGACATCGGAACCGGACAGGGCTCCAAGGGCGGTTTGACGCTGGAATACTTCAACGCAATCCTGCCGCCGACTGCTACAGTCGAGACTTCCCCTGGCAACTATCAGCTTTGGTATTTCTTTGATGAGCCGGTGGACTCCCTGATCCATTTCAAAGCGCTTTTGAACTGCTTTGTAGCCAACGTTCTCAAGAAGGGCGGCGACAACACCATCAAAGATATTTCGCGCTATGGACGGATGCCGATTGGGATCAACAATAAGCGCCACGGCCCGGACATGGTACTCAAGTACCCAATGAACGACGGCAGCCCATTCCAGGTGCGGTTGGTCGAGGCCGACTATACTCGCCGCTACTCGCCCGAGGATATCGCCCGGTCATTTGGCTTCAGCATCATCGTGCCGCAAAAGCCTATCGTGGAAGTCAGCGAGGAGGATTACAAGTTTGATGCGGTCTGGCTGAAGTTGGCCGACTACATTCTGTCCAAGGCCAAAATGGGCGAAGGCTCCAACGGCGAAGTCGCCATGAACATGTCCGGCAAGTACCGCATACGATGTCCATGGGGTGACGAGCACTCCAATGGCGATCCTTACGGCGCGTATTTCCGTGGGCCCATTCCTGGGGCCGAACATGAGTTTGTGTTCGGATGCGGTCATGATACCTGCAGAAAGCTGCATCGCCGCACGTGGTCGGTGTTCGTGGACGAAATCGTCATTCCGAAGATCGCCGAACGACTCGACAATATCAACAGAAAAGCTGCTGGACTTGCTTGACTCACTTTGCGACTTGCTTTACTATCCGCCAAACACAAACCTGATCTGAGAGATTCCAAAATGAAAATCACCGTAATCTTCGGCGCCGCCAACCTCAACAACTACTTCACCGAGAGATTCGCCGACTGCGTGATTGTTCGCGTACCAGAGTTGTTTGCCGATGTGGTGGAGCGTCTGGCGAAGGCCGGTTTCGAAACTGAAACCGATCACATCGTCATCATCAGCGCTGACCCGAACTTTTCTCTCCAAAAGGCCGTGCAGATCCAGGATGTTCATCGGCATGTCGAGTTCCGTTACGCGGCTCAGATCGACCGCATCATCACCCTTGACGCTCGGGGCCGTGCCGAGCCGGTCGAGGTCCAGTTCAACGGCCAGGACATTGCAGAGGCCACTCCAGAAGAGCGCGCCGAAATTGCGAAGGCGATTGGACAGGCTCTAAAGGGATTAGTTCCGCAGCCATCGGCGGTCATTAAGGTGAACGACATTTAAGGTCACCGATGCGGCCAGTTTGCCGTCGTCCGCTAAACAAGGGAGAATAGATTCCCCTTCCAAATTATCGGTCATTCGACCTTCACCTCACAGCCGTCTGGTGTTAAACAGGATTCAAACGATGAACGAAAACAAGGTTCCTTTTCCTAACGCTGAATTCCAAGCCCTTTAATTCTGGCCAGCGTTAGGAGAAACAGCAATGGCAAATGAAGAGCCGGAAAACGGCCAGAATGACAGCGGAAATGATATATTTGAACCCGGTATGGCGACTGATGCTGGGTTCGGGCCAGAGTTAGAAGCGGCTGAACAGGAGGCCAAACGTGTTGTAGTAAGCCTGCAGCACCGCGCAACTGTATCTGACCTTGACAAAGCCGAAATCTATATGGAACCCAATTTGGTTAAGCGCGCTCGGCTGCTTATCAAGTCCGGTCCCATGGCAATCAAGTTCGTGCACTTTAAGCGCGGCAATCCAAATGATTCGTTTGATATCGGGCCGCGTGTAAAACCGGAATCCCTGATGAATCGGCACGCCGTCTATGACGCGCTGTTTGATAACGGCAGCGGCATGGTGCCGTATCCCCACTATGACACGTTTAAGGGGCGATTGGTCGATCATCATGGTCAAGCCTTCTCCCCGCGAACGCTACGCACCAGGGAGCTTGTACAGGCCCTCGATGCGGTCGGCATGGAGAACCCATCCGACAAGGATATTATTGATTCACTTCGATCATGGGCCTTGGAACATCGCCGCGATTCGTTGATGGAATACTTCACTCGCTCGATGCCTACGTGGGACGGCGAGCCCAGGATGGAAACGCAGCTCATCAAGATGTTCCAGCCGTTCGACACGCCACTCACGCGCTTGGTCGGCAAATACTTCTGGTTGTCCCTTTACAATCGCATCTTGCGGCCTGGAGCTTTGGCGCCCATTACCATCGCATTGATCGGTGGCCAAGATGCCGGTAAGTCGTGGCTCTCCACTTTGATTTGTCGAGTGTTGATGGGTGACCCTGCTGTCGGCTCGGTGCAGCTCGACTTAGGCGCGAAGAATTTTAACCCGTTCCTTCGTAACATCACCGGCAAATCGATTGTCGCGAACATCGGCGAAATGACCGGTCTGAATAAGGGCGCGTTGGAACATATCAAAGCGTTTGTGTCCAAAACCGAGGATGACCTGGACTTCAAATTCGAAGACTCCATCATCAAGTCGCGGCAATGGATTACCATAATGGACGGTAACGGCTACGCGGGCCTGCAGCGAGACGATACGGGCAACCGTCGTTTCTATCCGATCTTCGTGTCACAGCTGCCGGATGAGAACGGCCAACCGGCCTGGGCCAAAGGCTTCAAGGTGGACTTCACCAACTTCAAAGAAGACCTTTGGCAGATCATGGCTGAATGTCAAGTTTGGATGGAAGAGCACGGCTATGAAGGCTATAGCAAGTTGGTGGGTCAAGCCAACACCGGCGTCCAAGAATTCTCCATGGGTGAAATGGAACGGGCTCGCGGCGTTATTAAAGACGACACGATTGAGATCAACTTCAAGTCGGTCATGTTGGCCTGTGAATATCGACGCATAGAGCGCACGAATGCGGCGAAGAAAGGCTTCTTTGTCGCCTCCTCAGAAATTAACCGGATATTCCTGGAGAAAACGCGCACCACTCCATATTCTAAGACCTTGGCGCCGCATATGAAGGCGTTGGGATTCGAACCTAAGCTGATCGGTATTCGCGGCTACTTTATCTCCGACGAATCTTTGGGCGGTAGTACTGAGAAAGAATTGTTCCGGTTAATCTGGCGCCATGGGTCTGAGGATCTTGGGTACACTGACGATGAGGTCGATGCCGAGGTGGCTAGCCTGCAACGTGCCGGTAGTGGAGGTTTCTAGTGTAAATGGATTGAAGGAAAGTGGGCTGCCGATTGGCGGCCTTTCTTTCGCCAAAAATATTTTCACATTTCTGAAAATAGTGCTTGCCGTGTACGTCAGAATGCTTCAGAATCACCTCATCGAAACGAAATAACTGAGGAACAGAAAATGGAACTGGTCAAAGGCTACACTCAGCAGAAAGCCCTCACCGTCGAAGAGTCGATTCAACCGGCAACCGACGCAGACTTCCAGTTGCAAGAAACGCTCTACGCAGTTCTGCCTGACGGTCGCATCTTCACCACCGGCCTCATCGTCGCTTCGGCGTTCTTCGACAAGAAGGGCCGTAAGTGGAAGCAGGCCGATGAGCTTCCCGAGGGCGTAGAGTTCTGCGGCAACTATCCAGTTCCGAAGGCCATCAAGTAACATCAACGCCCGGTTCGCCGGGCCTTTTCATGTGTGGGACTCCAACATGTTCGACTTCAAAATAATCCGCTTGCCTCCAAAGAACAGTCGCGACAAATCCGGTGATACGATCTGCGTGATGGACGGCGAGGGCTTCGACACTACCGTCGCATTCAGCGCCAAATGTATATCCATCATTACGACCTACAAAGATGGAAGCTTCAACGGCCTGGAGATTTACGGCGCCGTTGACGGCCTAAAGAATCATCGCATCAACATGGTTAATGGTAGGAGGGCTTAACGGTGAGAATGTGCAATCGCCCTGGATGTAAGGAACCGGCTTGCGAGCAGAGCGGCAATAACCTGATCGGTCGGCTGTGCCGTTCGCACGCAGCGGCCCGTCGCGCTAAGTCGGCCAAGGATAAGTCCTATCCCAAGTGTCAGAAGTGCGGCAGCGTTGCGCAGAAGGGCGAGCGTTATTGCAGGCGGCACGCTCCGAAAACCATTCCTTGGGGTCAAGTCGACTCAATAACTTTTGATGAATTCAGGGATTTCGAACTGCACGAATACCAGAAAGTCATGTTGGATGAGATGGTTAAGCAGTTGAAGCAGATCGCGCCATTGGAGGTTCGGCGCCTGGCTGCTCGTTGGCGCATTCCGGTCAATATACTGGAAGGTCGGCCCGTGGAAGGCCCTCAACGTGTCCGCGTCTGGTTCGATGCGCAATACGGCGCGCCAGGGCGTTGGGCGAGTTGTACGGTGGACCGGCACGGCGTCTGGCGTAGCGCAAGCGGTATGTACATGCCTCAGCCGCGAAACATTTGCATTCCTGATTTATCACTTTCCACTTCTCAATAAATGCGTCATACTAAGGCTGCCAATCGGTGGCCTTTCTTTTGCCCAACATAAAGGAACATTGAATGAACCGACTCATTAAACTCCAGCAACAACCGACCGCTACCAGCTGTGTCACGACCTGCATGGCGATGCTTTGCAATCGTCCGGTGTCCGATCTGATGGAAGAGGGCATCGACCGTGAGTATCACCAGAGCGATGCAAGTCTGACTCTGGCAGAAATGTTCGACGCTCTCAGCATCGATTATTTATCTTTCAACACTTGCGACCGCAACTCACTCGGCGAGAAAGGTGCTGGAGCCTATCTGGTTTGCGTTCCGTCGCTTAACATCATGGGCGGAAATCATCAGCTCATCGTGGAAATGGACGATGAAGGCGATTGGGTCGTCCTGGATCCAAATGAAGGGAAGGATGGGAAGATTTACTACACCAGCTTTCCAACTACCAATCCGCTGCAATTCATGTTGGGCGGCGGTTATACGGTCGAGGCGTTCATTCCGCGTCGGAATTTGGAGTTGGTCTATCTGCCGCAGGAGGTGGAGTGATGGAATTGTTGATGAACTACGATTGCCCGGTTTGCCGGCACAACACCATGGAAATGGTTGATACGGAATCGTTCTCGATGCAAGTCTGCGGAACCCCTTGCGTACACTGCAGGGCGAAAGCGGCCAAGGCCGAGGCCCGCAAGAAGGCGCGTGAAGAGCGTAGGCGCACCAATCCGGGCTTCTGGGACCGGCTGTCATGGTTGCTGTTCGGTAATCCGAAGTTGAATTCAATGGCAATGAAAGTGCAAGAACCGTCGGTCGAAGTGCCTAAGCTTGTTGTAGACCCGAAACGGCCAGGGCAGCGTAGCCGTCAAGCCGTCTTCGAAGAACGCCGACGCGGTGTTAAAGAGCGGCAGGACACGGGCGTAAGCGTCGGGTTCGTCGGCACGCTCGTCAACGCCGGGAAGACCTGGCCCGAACTCACCAAGTGTCGCAAGAATGAATATGTCATTGACTTGATGATGGATCACTCCATGCTGGTCGATGCGTCTGCGATGTTGCCGCCACTTTCCAACCCGCTCCCAATGCCTACCGTCAAAGAGCCGAAGCGTGACGCCTGGGTCAAATGACTAGACGATCTGGCGATAGTCATCTATAGTCAGATCTGATTTATCCAATCCATCCAATTAGGAATATCGAAATGGCCCAACTTACATTGCCGCTGGAGCCTGTGAAGTCTTCTCAACTTGGACCGGTGGCGACGGCCCTGGCCAAAGAGTGCGCTGAAATTCTCGTGCGTTACAATGCTGAGAACTACGTCGGCGAAATCATCACCATAACTGTCGATGACGAAGATGGTCCGGCATTTGAGTTGGCCATCACGACGCAAAAGGTCGGCGCACTTACGCCGTTTGACCGCATTGCCAAGTTGGAAGCAGACATGGAGAAGTTGAATGCCGAACTGCTCCATCGCGCTGGAACCATTGGCTTGCTGTGCGGCGAAAAGGATGGAATGCTCGATCTTCTGCAAAAGGCTGAGACGGTCATAAACCAGTTCATGCCGAACGTCGCGAAATGCTTCGGCGTTGATGCCGATCTGCTGAACAAAACTCTGATCGGCATCAACGACATCTTCAAAAACGACAACATGGACGTGCGAGGTGATCTGCCGATCCTGGTCCCGTTCGCCAAATTGCGCTACGGCTGTAAGTTCAAGTATGACTTGAAAGATAAGCAAATGTTCGTGCGCCTCGCCCATAACATGATTGGCGCCTGGGATCCCGATGCGGCCCTGGTCGGTGCTGAAGCCGGTCGTCAGGAACTTTTTGCGTTTGTCGGCTCGCTGGATAAAGGCGAAAGTTTTGACAACCCTGTTTGGTATTTGCCGGATGTGAAGGAGGTTGCCGCGCCGGCAGTCAAGTGCGAGCCTTGTGGCGATACCGGAGAACTCCCTGGTCTGGCCGCTGGGTCGGTCACGGAGTGTTCGTATTGCGACGGAACCGTCCTGCCAGCGCCCATGCAATTCACTCGCCAATACTACTACAAGGTTGATGGTTGCCAGGTTGCGGACACCAAAAGTCCACATTGCATCTGCTGGCACGACGAAGGAACCGGTCCATTGGCTAACAATCCATCTGCCGATGAAAGCCAAGCGCGTTCGTGGAGGGCCAAGCCGATCACTCAAGTTGAAAAACTCGATGTAAACGCGCAACCTGGATACGGCCACATTCCATACTATGAAGGGTGGAATGATTGTTGCGAAAAATGGTCGCCGCAGTTTGTGGCCTTGCAGGCTGAGGTGGAACGGCGAGACAGCAAGCTCGAAACAATGCGCCGAAAGAACAACGAGCTAAACGACACGGAAGCTCGCCTGCAATCCGAACTGACCAAGGCGCGGAAGTTAATCGGCGGTCTGCTGTTCGTCTTTGATGATGGAGTTGGTAGCGATTGGACGGCCACGCTTCTCAATGAATCTAGAAAATTCTACGCCGCTGTAGAACTCCAACCCGCGCCAGCCGAAAATGGGCAACGCGAGTCAGCGGCAACGGACAAAAACAAATGACCGACTTTTAAGAAACCACAACTGGAACTGATAAGGGAAACGAGAAATGAGCAAATATGATAACGTCCTGAAACCTTTCGTTATCCTGATGGAGCGTGAGCTGGCCGCGAATTCGAGCAAGGGCGACCGTCCGGCTTGGTTGAAGATGAGTCGGCAGGATGTGTTGTTGGAACTTCACCAGCACGTAGGAAAGCTGCAACAGGTTGTGATCAATG